ATTTAATCTTGCTACTAATTCATTTATATAGCTAGAGGTTTCATTGAACTCTTTTTTTAAGAGTATTGAAGCTGTTGTTTTTTCCCTTGAATCTAATTTCATATTATTATATTAAAAAGGGGGCATTTCACCCCCCTGTTATTATTTATTTTTATTTATCAAATCAATCACTTTAACCTTGTTTTGTAAAAAGGTTAAAATTTGTTTTATTTCTTTTCCTAATTCTATACATTTTTTTTCAGAACCCTCTCTTGACCATCTTCTTCTAAAATGCCAATTTCGTTTACTTTCTAATTGATGAAATTTTGTTCTTATTTCTTCTAATGTTAATTCACTTAAATTTTCCATTTTATACTTGTTTTTTTAATTTTAATTAAGCAACCAACTTT